CGCCTTTTCGATCGATTTATTCAAAATATCTATCCGGTAATTCACGAGGCCGTCCCATGTCCGGTAAAACCCCAGCCTCGGTTTAATACGAACTGACCTTTTAAGCACATACAACGGCAGAATCTTCTGCGCGCGTTTCGTCACCCGGGCAAGAAACGTCTCGCCCTTCCATCGCAAAGCCCTGACGTTTTTCAGCTCTTTGGGCTTCTTATACCGCGCTCGGAGTTTCCCCGAAGGCGTAAACATCTCCGACCGCGCCGACAACGGCACTGCCAGCCGCTTGCCGCCGGGATCCCTGACCGTTCCTCCGGTCTCGTGCAGTTTGGCAATCTTTGATTCCGAAAAGACCTCGATGCCCATACCCTCGATCTCGGGTGACACCAAAAACACCCGTTTGAACGTGCCGAAAAGCCCATGACCGGACGCGCCTCGCACACCCGGTGGGCCCTGAAGCTGTTGCTGTCTGAACCGTTTCAAAAACCCCTTGCCAATACGATCCAGCCCGTCCGCCAGTTCGAACTTAAGGACGCGGGGCGCGATCTTGATCGCCCTGTCCAGCGCCCTTGTATCAATCTCTGTGGTTAACTGCACCATGCCTACCACCCCACCAGAAGATGCCACATCCCCTCATCACGGCTGATGACATCGTTGATACGAGCCTCGCGGTCGAATCCTTCCGAGTCTTTAAGCGTGATGCGGTCGTCTGCTTTACTTACTGCCGCGATACCGTTCGTTTCATCATTGGCGATATAAACCTCTGCCTGTTTCTTGAGCGACCGGTTGATGTTTTCCTCTGCCGGTGTAAGCTCATAGCGCACAACCACGGCCGGGATTACCTTGGATACTCCCGCACCGGTCGTATACGTGATCTCCTCGGCAAACTCGCCCATATTCAAGAAACAACCGACAGCATCCTTCGGCATTTGTTCTTTTAAGCTCATGAACATGCCCCCAAAAGGGGCCCGGGAGCAGTTACGCCCCCGGGCATCCCTCGTGATTAAGCGTCAACCTTGATCAGATGCGCGAAATACGGATCAACGATCAACTCGTCCACATGCTGGCGCACGCGGAAGATATCGCTTCTGGCCGCATCATCGCGATACTGCTCGACAGTGGCATTCTCCGGGCTGTCCGCCGTCCAGAGAAACGTTCTTCCCACGGTCGGATCAGACAGTCTCTGCCCCTCGCCGATCACCGCCACCATGGCATAATCGTCGCTCCAGATATCCGCGCCCTGAAACGCCTTGCCTTCTTTCGCGGTGTTGTAGATCGCCTTGCCAACAAGGATCCTCTTCACGCCGAGAATATCTGCCATGGCGTTGAGGATCTCCGCTTCCGTCAGCCTTGCGACATACTGGATCGCGGCCTTGATCTTCTCGTTGCCGAGAAGCCGGTCGATGTTCGCCTTGCTCATGATGAGCGTTCCCGGCTCCATGCCGCAGTTCTGCCTCACCTGTTCGCGCGCGGCTCTCACCTGAGCGATGACATCGCTTGAGGCGTTATCCCAAGGCGCGGTCGAGAAGTCGGTAAAAAGCTTCGATCCCGTAAAAACCGTGGTATCGAAAACCTTCGACGCGATCCTCTTCTCCTGCGCCTGCAGAACCCTGCGCGTCACGATCTGAACGGTCGTAAGCTCGGCATCGAAATCCGTGGCGTACATTTCCCGTTCGGAATCGTCCAGAGGCCCTTCCAAACCGTGCTCTTCGCAGTTGTACTGCCGGTCTTTCGCCTGAAAGGTGTCCCGGTTGTAGTTGCCGCGAGGCGCGCGTTTGGTATCAGCTTCGCGCGTGATACTCTCCCGGGTGATCGCCGGAAAGATGCTCGCTTTCTTTTTGGTTTGAAAAATAGGCAGGACTCTCGTGCCTATAAACTCATCCTGCGACTGGATAAACTCCAACGCCGCTTCCCCCAACTCGAGTCTCGGTACTGCTCTTGTTCCCTGATAGTCTGGCATGTTTCATTCCTCCTTTTGATTAGGCAAATAGCCCTTCGATAACTTCACCGTCGCCTGTTGATGCTTCCAGCGCCTTGCCGATGATAGAACCGCTCACGGTTGCGCTGATCTTCCCGTCAATGGCTCCGTAAACACTGCCTCCCGCGCTGATCGCTCCGGCCGCGACCATCTTGAACGTCCTGCCGGAACTCTTTAAATCAACGCTGACATGCTCGCCAAGAGCGGCCTTGGCCGCGGTGATCCCGATACAGGCTTCGCCCGCATCGGCATATTCCACCTGCGATCCGCTTCCCGTACTCAGCTTGACCCTGCGGTAAGCTTCAAGTTCCTCTCCCGCGATAAATGCTTTTGATCCGATATTGAATTGAGACATCGTCCTACCTCCTTTTGGTTATTTCCTTTTGTCCGCTGTTGCCTTAAGCGCATCGGTGGTACTGCACCCGTGCTCTTTCTGATACTGACGCGCGCGCTCCAGATGCGTTGTCTGTTTCTTGATCGGTTCCTCCTCCGCATCGGGCCCTAATGGCGGCACCGACGCTTTCTGCAGACCATCAAGCTGTTTCTCCTGAAACTTGATGACCGCGTTTTCGAACGTCGCGCCGTTCTCGACCGCCTCGACGGCGATATCGGACATGTCCTTGAACACCTTCGATTTCTTCAAAATAGAAACCGCCCGTTCGCGCTCTTTTCTGATACCCTCTTCGACCCCGAGCGCGTGAATGGAGTCGTAAAGGCCGGAATGTTCCGCCTTAAGCTTTTCCATCGTGATTTCTTCTGGCATTTTCTTTTCCTCCTTATTTTTGTTTGCCCCGTACCTTTCCAAGAACGCGATCACCTTCGCAACCGATTCCGGCTGGTTTAGGAATCTATCTAAAAAAGCCGTCATTTCCGCCGACGGCCGGACGCTTTCCGAGAAAAACGGCATCCCGAAAAGACCATTGTTTGCCGCGGGATCATCGACAATATCCACGGACAAAAGCTTCTTCACGCGGATATACGGCGGCAGATCCTCACCCTCTTTTGTTTTCTCCTTGCGGAATTCCTCGTCCCAGTGGATGACCATCGAAGACCCGAACGCCTGCGGATCGCTTTCGGCAAGGTTCATGACATAACCGGCCAAGTCGCCGTCCGGTGTTTCATGAGCGGTCGGATCGATATGCAGGTCCGCGCGGACGATATCGCCGTCACGCCTGAAATTTTTCGTCCTCCCCAAAAACGTACCGAGCGCGGTACTAGACATATTCGGATGACCGAACCTCGATTTGACTCCGGCTTTGATTTTGTTGCCCAACACAACGACAGTATCCAGTCCTATGTCATCGAACTCACCCCTTTCGTCATGCGTCACCCCCTTGGTTACGACAGCAAATCCCTCGATAACCTCTTCCTTGCGGTTAACCCGCACAGCCCCGCCGCGCGCGATATCCGCTCTGAAATAAATGTCTTTATTGGCCATCTCGCACCTCTTTCACATCGGTGAAGGAAACGTCAACCTCAATCGGCATTGCCATTTGGCTTTTTGCTCCCGCCAGAATCCTCTTCGCCTTCTTCACCGGTGTTTTTCTGCTTTTCTTTTGCTTTGTTTTCATCCTGCACCTCAAGTCCAAGTTTCTTCATCTTCTCCTGCTCGCGCTTGCGCTGTTCGAAACACTCTTCCCAGTCCTTGCCGTCCTGCGCATAGAGATCCGAATACGTCACGATCCCGTTTCTTAATCCAACCTCCGCGGCCTGCGCTTCTTTAAGCGGATCCACCCATTCCCAACCCGGCGCGATCCATGAAGCCCCAGTCCACCGCTGTCTTTTCTCGTAAAAAGTCTCTGCCGAAATCTCGCCCTTTAAATACGCCTCTTCCAGCAACATGTCCCAGACCGGCTGGCAGAATTTCTGCGCCAGCCATTCCTGACGCATCCGGAAATAACGCCGCGCCTCAAGCAACGCCGCCCGCGCGCTTGAGTAATTCGTTTTCGAGAAATCCTTGGCCACGAGTTCATACGGAAGTCCCAATGCCGCAGAAATTGCCTTCAGGATGCGGTCAACGAACGGCTCGAAACTCGATCCCGGCCGCTGTGGATTAAACGACGTGATGCTTTCGCCCGGCATCAAGTGCTTGATCATGCCCGGCTCAAGACTTTCGATAAACTGACCTGAAGGATTTCTTTCGTAGGCACCGCCCGCCGATACGTCCATGGACGCTTCCGAAGTTATAAAAAGCGAGAAACACGCGGCAATCCTCGCGGCCACGAGTTCGGCTTCCGCGTATTCCCCGAGATCCTTGAAATAAGATAAAACCGGCGCAAAGAACGGCACCCCGCGCGTCTGTCCCGAACGTAAAACGTAGTAGAGGTGAAAGACATTGCGCCTGCCGTATTCATTGAACGCCGGAATCTCCATGAATTCTTTATCGCCGCTCTTGGCAATACGCGACTCGCCGGGATGCGTCTTCTGAATGAAGTACGAAACCGCTTCGCCCTTTTCGCCTATGCGCACGCCCGCACGTATTGATTTGTCTCCCCGTTTATCCGAAGGCGTATCCAGCCGGTCAGATTCGATCACCTGCAACGCCGTTCTATACGGCCACGAAGGATCCTCGATCATCATCGGAATGATCAACGCTTCCCCGTTTTCGAGAATCTGGCGGTCGACAAGCTGTTGGATCTCGTAAAAGTCCATGCGCCTGCCTGCATCCGCATACGGAATCCATCTCTTCCAGACACGCTCTGCGTCTTTCTGAAACTTTGCCGCTTCTTCTTCACCAAGCCCGATCTCATCCCTGTCAATACGCGACTGCGGCCGGATCCCCGAACCAACCACATTCACGGTCATGGTTGAGGTAATGCCGGATGCATGCGCGTCGTTTCGGTTTAAATCGCGGCTCCGTTCGCGGATATCTTTCAACTCCGGCAAGAGGTCAGCATCCGCAGAACCGCCTCCGGGCATCCACGATGAACGAAGACGGTCGCGTGACGCGCCTTTATAAGAACTAAACGATCTGGTAACTTTTATAGCTTCGCGGTACATGCGCCGCTTAAGACCCGCGCGCGGTGAGAAAAAAGAAATAAGGCCGTCCAAGCCGTTGGATAGTTTTTCGGTCAGCGGCGTCTTCATGACGGCCTCCCGAATGAAGCGTATGTGGTCGCCCCACCTGAACCGGCGATCTCGCGGCGCAATTGATCGCGCCATTTTATAAGCCCCGGCAGTTCCGAACGATGAACGCTCCGCCCACCAATCGAATACGATTGAACCGCGCCATTGCTTATGAAAGTGTTAATGGCGTTCTCGACGTTTTCGAGCATTTCCTGTTTTGTGGGTGCGGCCATGCGTCCTCCTCTTGAACCCAATAAAAAAGCCCGTTCCGGCTGGTGCACCAGAACGAGCTTTTTATTGCTATTGGGCGCGAAAACGGTGATCAGCCGTCTCGCAAAAAGTGTATCTATTTCAATAATATGTAATTCTCATACTTTTGCAATGGGGTCGTTACTACGGAGTAGTAAAAAGTCATTTTTCATCATCTACCTCAACAGACTTGAAATTATGCCCGCATTTATAACAACTGTGATACCGGATCGGCGGGTGCGTTGAGTAACAGCGAGTATTTTTGCTTTTGCATTTCGGGCATCGGATAGGAATAAAACGAACGCCGTAATCCGATGAATCATTCGGCGGGCGGCCGAACGGCTTCTCCCGGGGCTGGGAACTCCCGCCGTTATTCAACCAGTTTGATTTTCTTTCTATCCATCGCCCCATTAAATCCACGACCCTTTCGTTTTGCGAAGCCACCCGCCGCGACCGGACTCATCCGTAACCGGCTGATGAACCCGGGGTGAATCCTCCTTGCGCATATTAAGGGCCCGGATAATATCCGCGGCCGCCAGCGCGTATACTTCCGCGTCCAGATAATGATTGGCCGCCGCTTCTTTCTTTTTCTGCCAGACCTCCTTGGCTTTTCCGGTCGTGCGATTGCGGATAAGAACTTTATGCTCGGAAGTAAACTGCATCAGATAATCATCTGCAGGGTTCTTGAAGATATGCCACTTGCCCGGATTCTGTGAAGTCACGAGGCGGTTGATCTTGTCTTTATATTGCGTGACGTTTAAATTCCACAACACAAGCCCGCCCGGAATGACCGCGCCGGTGCGAGAATTGATATCAATCTTGTTCGGGCGGTAGAACCGGCCGCCGGTAATCTCTTCAAGCCCTTTGATCGCCTTTGTCTTATCCGGCCAACTGCGGCAGAACCGGTAAACCTCGTCCGTCCTGAAACCCGAATCGACACAGGTCATATATACCCCGAGCGTTTCGGCAGAACTTATCCGCTTATATTCTGTCTTGAACAAACTATCTTCGATATCCTGCCAATACTCAACTCGTTCGGCCCGAATAAGCCACGACTCCTCGTAATATCCCCAGCCGCGGATCACGTAATAAAAATGATCTTTCTGCACATCAACACCGGCCGTCAACACCAATACCTCATCCGGAATAACACCCGGATCATAATCGCGCGCCAGATTGCGCACCTTATCAACCGTTGTTTCCTCGATCTTCTCCTCCCATACTTCAGCAAGCCATGAGTTGACGAAATTCATCAGAAGCTCGACATAATCCTTTGACTTCAGAAACTCGGCCGCGATATCGCTCCAAGTCAGCCACGGCGAATAGAGCGAACTCACCCAGAAACCCCGGTTGCGGTTATGCTCGCCTTTCTCCGAGATCCATTCGCCCGCCAGCATCATCTTCTGTTTATGGATATCATCGATGCGCTTCTTGCAATGAGCGCATTCATACCACGCCAGCCGATTGTTCTTGATCCTCTCCGGCGATGATTCTTCCTTCGGCCATTTGATCTGCCCGAAAAGTAAAACCTGTTTCTTCCCGCAATGCGGACACGGCAGATGAAACCTGCGCTGGTCGGACTTGTCATATTCGCGGAAGATATATCCTTCGCGCGTGGTAGGCGTAGACACCTTGACCGTCTTTTTATTCCAGAAAGTTTTCTGACGCTCGGATGCCAGCTTGATAGGGTCCGCTTCCCGGCCCGAGAACTTCGGGTACTTGTCGACCTCGTCCAAGAAAAGATACCGGATGGGCCGCGAGGCAAGGTCGGCCGGACTGTTGGATCCCGCGAAATATAAAATCATCCTGTCGAAATGATATTCGAGCTTCGTGATATCATCGGTATTGATTGGAATGTACCTGCTCAAGACCGGCGAGCATTCGATCATCGGCCGGACGCGGTTATACGAAACGCTCTTGGCGTCATCCGCGCGCGGCGAAACCATAAGTGTCGGGCCCGGATCCTGATCGATGATAAATCCAAGCATGTTGTACATCGCTTCCGTCTTGCCAACCTGCGAGGCCGCCATGACCGTGATCTCATCGACATAAGGGTCCGTAAACGCGTCCATGATCCCCTTGAGATATGGCGTGCGGGCGGTCGCCCACTGCCCGGGCTCGGCTGATGTCTTCACATCGAGCCTGCGGAACTGATCCGACCATTCGCTCACCGTCATCTTGACCGGCAAGACCCATTCCACGGCCGCGTACGGCACGACAGTTTTAAGGATTTCCCTTCCCAGCTTTATTGACATTCTGCTTCCCCGCAAATTGTTCGATGATGTACCTGATCTCCTGATCAAGCATTTCACAAATAACCTTCGGATCCTGCTGATAGAGTTTCGGCGCAATGTGCTTCGGCAAACGAAGGAATCCGGCCTTGATACCCCGGATCTGATTTTTGACAATTGAAACGTGATCCTCGAAAGGGATGACCTCCCCTTCTTTCTGTTTTAACTCGATCTCACTCAGCTTCGCGCGGTTCTTACGGTATTCCTTGTCCCAATAGTCCTTGCCGTTGTCCTCTTCCGATCCCTGCTTTTTATAGAACCACTTGAAGACATCCCCGACCTTAAACCGCGCGATCTCACCGACCGCGTCCCTGAAGACCGGCATGCCCTGCTGGACATACCGCCTGATCATCCGCGGGGATTTCTCGAGATAAACACACAAGGTCGGCAGATCTACCGTTCCATCGATAACCCCCGCTGGCCGCTGTTCGGATTTCTCGAACTCCTCAAGCTCTTTAAGCTCCTTGGACGACAGCGAACCGCGCCCCAGCTTTTCGACAAGGGCGATGTAACGTTTCTTTTTTGCGATCTCAACAAGGTTGCGGTTCTTTTCATCCATTACTATCCCTTATCGCTTTTTTCCCTGAAAATTCCTCCCAGCGCCTTACCGCCACATCGCAAAAGAC